AGATAAAAAAGACCCCATCTTAATCGGTGGGGTTTTTTATTATATTTATTGTAAATTTGTAAAAAAGAGATATGGCATATTCTAATTTTATAATAGATTTTACTTTAACTGACACCGCACCTGTAACGGAACCTGTAACATTAGCAGAGGCTAAATTGTATTGCAGGGTTACAACTTCAGTTGATGACAACCAAATTTCATTGATGATTAAACAAGCAAGGGAAGCGGTTGAAGTGGGTACAGGATTAAGTCTTATTCCTAAAACTGCCGTTGTATGGTTTACCAATTGGAATAGTGCGTTTGAATTACCTTATGGACCTGTTAACTCAATAACAAGTTTAATTAATGAGCAAGGCGATACAATAGCCGTTGGAGATTATACTTTAATCGGTGGTAAGTTTCCTAAACTAATAAGACCAGCATATCAAAACTTAAAGTTTACTTACACTTGTGGATATACAACCATTCCAAACGATTTAAAGATTGCTATATTAGACCAAGTAAGCTACGATTACGAGAATAGAGGATTAGATTCAAATACAGGTATTTGTGAAAAAACTTGGAGAGCGTGTCAGCGTTGGACAAGATTAAGCCCAATATTATGAGATTAGGAAGCAAGAAATCAAACTATGTAGATGCGAATACAATGTACTCGGAAATAGGTTTGTATGTGCCTACAATCACCGCTGATGGGCAAGGTGGATATACAACTACCTATGCCTTACAAGAGGTCGTATTTGGGGATTTTAGACCAATGGATGAGAATAGAGCATTATTAGATGCACAATTGAGTTTTACTCGTTCTGCTAAACTATTTATCAGGTACGATGTAACGATTAACAATATGTACAAAATAGAGGCAGAAGGGGAAATGTACACAATTCATTCAATCAAGGATGTAGAGAATCAGTTTAGATTTTACGAAATATTAATGTACGCATAATGGCATTCGCAGTAAGTTTAGGTGGATTTAAAGAACTTGAAGGCAAGTTAAAAAACTTGACTACTGCATTAAAAGTTGATGTAGGTGATGAAATAAACGCATCAGTAATAAAAATAGAGAATCAAGCTAAAAGATTAGCACCTGTAAACTTTGGTCAATTAAGAGGTTCAATAGCACATTCAAAAGATAGTGAGTTGACTTATTCGGTTGCAGCTAATGCTTCGTATTCTGCTTATGTTGAATTTGGAACAGGACCACAAGTAAATGTACCTGCTGATTTCAAATCTTATGCCCAACAATTTAAAGGTAAAAGCGGAGGCAAGTTTAAGGATATGGTTGAAGCATTAATTTTGTGGGTAAAGCGTAAAGGAATTGGTAATGGTAAAAATGACAAAGGTTTGGCTTATGTAATAGCTTTAAGCATATTAAGAAAAGGTATGCGTCCACAACCATTTTTAGTTCCAGCTTACGAAATGGAGAAACCTAAACTTATACAAAGACTAAATAAATTATTAAATGCTTAATCCTAATATAGAAATAAAGAAGTGGTTTTATACCAACTTGACAAGTTCAAGCGGATTGCCTGTTTATGATGGTTATGCACCTGATAACGGAGTAAATGAATATGTGATTATGACAGGCAGAACATCAGCACAGGAACAAGGTAAAATCAGTTACACCAATGCAGTTACCATTGATGTTGACATTGTCATAAAAAATAGTAACTTTGGATATAAAAGAGCCGAAACAATAAGCGATTTAATACTAAATGCAATCAACTCGGAAACAAATATTACCCTTGCAAATGGGTTTTATGCTTCAAGTTTAGTGGTGGGTGCAATTAGAAATTTAGATGGTTTAAACCCTTTGGACAATGTATTTAGAACAATAATAACTTACAATTTAATAATAACTCAAAATTAAAATAAAATGGCAGAAACTAAAGTATCAGCAAGGGATTATCTCCTTTTAGCAGATTTAGCTGGAGGTACAACTTTTTTACCTGTGGCTTGTTTAACAACAAACTCATTGACATCAACTAACGACACGATTGATGCAACTTCAAAGTGTGGTAATGAATACACACCAAGTCCTGTATTTTCACAATCTTTTGAGTGTGAAGGATTTGCTATTGATGAAACAGGAACTCCAAGTAAGGATTCTTACCAACAATTATACACCGCTCACGCTGCTAAAACTATTTTTACTATTAAAATGGGTAAAGCAACTCCAACCGCAGGTGATGTTTATTATGGTGGACTTTCTACAAGCACTGTGTTTATTAGTGATTTTGGAGTACAAGCAGATGATGGTGATGATGTGAAATTTACTGCAACTTTTGTAGTATGTGTTCCACCAATTGCACAAACTGAAACTGTATAAACCAACAACTAAACTATGTTTGAATTAAGACTGAACAACAACAAAACAATCCCTTTAAAATGGGGTACTTGGGCGATGAAAAGATTTTGCGAATTAGAGAATAAATCTCTATTGGACTTAATCAATATTTTATCAAGTGGTGCTTTTGAATTAGGAACAATTGTGCATATAATCCAAGCATCTGCCGAAAGCGGATGTAAGACACTAAATCAACCAATTGAATTTAACGATGTTATCGTTTGCGACTGGATTGATGAGGTTGGTGGGTTATCTGCAAAAGATGGGCAGCTAATAGATTTTATTAAATTTATGCAAACATCAATGGTTCCTGAAACAAAAGAAAATGCCGAAGTAACCAAAGACAAAGGAAAAAAAAAATAGGAATATATAGCTGGGATTCAATAATTATTCTCGCAATAGAAGTTGGCTTGACAATTAATGAGTTTTGGCAACTTACTTGGCGGGAATTTTTATTATATAAAAAGGCTTATGAGAATCAGCAGATAAAGGAATGGGAAAGGACAAGAACTTTAGCTTATATGATTTATAGGTCAAATTCAACGGATAAAAATCCGAAAAGTATAAAGTCCTTTTTCCCTTTGCCTAGTGATGAAGTGGAAGAAGAAAAGCCTAAAATAACACAAGAGCAACTAGCAAGGACATTAAAGTTGTACGGAGTAAAATAATAAAATGGCACAAGAAACATTAAAAATTACGATAACGGCTGACAATAAACAAGCCGTTCAAAATATACAGGAAACTGTTACTGCTACAACTCAATTAGGTGCTGCCTTTAAAAAGGTTGCTCCAGCAAGTAATCAAGCGACACAGGCTTTGGTCAATGTTTCAAGGGTTGCACAGGATGCTCCATACGGATTTATTGGTATTGCGAATAACTTAAACCCATTATTAGAATCATTTCAAAGGTTACAACAAACAACAGGTAGTGCAGGTAGTGCTTTAAAAGAGATGGCGAAAGGTTTAATGGGTCCAGCAGGTATTGGTCTTGCATTGGGTGTGGTTTCATCTTTGATAGTCGCATTTGGTCCGAAAATAGCAAAGTTTATTAATGGAACTAATGAAGCAACTGATGCACAAGATAAATTTAAGGAAAGTTTAGATAAGGCAAAAGCATCGGCAAGTGAAAGTGGAATTAAATTACTTGCCTATATTAATGTTGCTGAAAACGCAACAAATAGTGATATTAGAAGAAAAGAAGCATTAGATGCGGTTAGGAATGAATTAGGGAAAGTAAATTTAGCTTATGCAAATAGCATTAAGACAACTGATGATGCTAAAAACGCTGTTAAATTATATACGGAGGCTTTAGTAGCACAAGCAATTACTTCAAGATATATAGACCAAATTGCTGATAAAAATATAAAATTAGCCGATGCTACAAAATTAGCAACAAAAGCTGGTCAAGATTATGTTGCAAGTGTAGAAAGGTCTAAAAATATGGTTAATGGTTATGTTGATGCTTCGGTAACAGTTGCAGCCGTAACTAATAGAGATAAAGATGCTTACATAGCAGCAGGAGCAGCAGCACAAGTATTAAAAAATGATATTGATGATTTAAATACTTCAGTAACAACAACAATACAAAATGCTTTAGCAAATCCATTTTATGTAATGGATAAAAGTGCTAAAGAATTAGATAAAACTATTATAGAGGTAACTAAAAACTATAAAGCATTTACTAAATTAACTGCTGAACAAGTTGGAACATTTTTACCAACTGATAAACCTGTTTCACCAATTGCACCAGCAGCACCACAAGGACTTTTAGGTAAAGGACCATCTCAAGCAATCATTGAAGCAGATGCAATAAGCAAAGCAGCTAGTGAACAAGCTAAATTTAATTATTTATTAAATGAAGCAGCAACAACGGCTCAATTTATAGCAGATGGTGTTGGTAATATATTTCAATCACTTGCTCAAGGTGAAAATATCGGTGAATCAGTTTTAAATGTATTTAAAGATTTAACACTACAATTAGCACAAATGGTTGTAAAGGCTTTATTATTTAAAGCGATTATGTCAGCATTGGGAATGGGCGGTGCAGCTGGAAGTACAACGGATTTAACAGGAGGTTTATTAGGTGGATTAGGAAAGTTATTAGGATTTACTCCTATGGCTGAAGGTGGAATAGTAAGCAAACCAACATTTGCAATGGTAGGTGAGGGTGGCGAAAGTGAAGCAGTTATGCCTTTAAGTAAATTAGATAGCATATTAGGAAACGCATTTGCTAGTGGTGCTAATTCAGGCGGTGGAATGAGTAGCGGTTCATTTGTATTAAGAGGCAATGATTTGGTTTTAGCATTACAAAGGTCTAATTCATCATTAAATTTAAGGAGAGGTGGCATATAATTTAAAATACCAAATAACTGCTGCAACCAAAAACAATGAAGTTGCGGTTGTTGAAATGTATATTGATGACACAGTTGCTGCGGTAATTGAATATCCTGCAACTGCGATTCAGTTACAATACATCCCAAGAAGTGATGATATTTACGAACCTATCTATGCAAGTCAGTTAAATGTCAGTATTGATGTAACTGATGATGATGATAATATGCCTGACTTTACAACCTTGAACGATAGGAAATATTTAGTTAAGTTATTAATAGATGGAAGTATTTATTGGCAAGGATGGGTTTTAAGTGATTTGGTTCAATACTCATTTACCACAGGCAGAAAAGAATTATCTTTTAATGCTATTGATGGACTTGGAATGTTAGATTACATTCCTTTTACATTTACCGAAACTAATGTAGTTGGTAACACTAAATTAAGTCCGCAATCGGTTCTTTATTTTTTATATTCTTGTTTGGGTAAAATAGGATTCCCAGCAGGATTGAATTTGGTTACTGCTTGTTCTTATTACGCAGCAGGTATGGATAATAGGGGAGATGGAAGCGAATACGAACCATTTAATCAAAGCTATTTACGACCTGTTTACTTCCAAAATGATGATGAAACATACGAAACTTGTTTAATTGTTTTGACTAAAATATTAAAGTCATTTGGTTGCAAACTTTATCAGTCTAATGGCAAATGGTATATTGTAGCGGTTAATGAATTTGCTGCTGCTCCATATTTTGCTTACACATACTTTACGGAATACGATGCAGATGGTTTATTAGTAGATTCAGGTACATTCAATACTTTAAGCGAAATACAACCATACACAGGAAATACAAGCGGTTTATACTTTACTAATAATAGCCAAATGAAGCTATTTAAAAAAGGTTATAACAATTTCAATTATAGATACGATATTAGTTACTCACCTAACTATATTTCAAATCCAAACCTAAAGAGTTTAACAAGTGGATTTCCTACATTATGGCAAACATTTAATCAAGGTTCAGGCGGAAGCGTTACAATAGTTAGCAAACCTTATGAGGCTAGTGATTGGTTTAATATTACATTAGGAACATCAACAGGAGTAACAGGTTTA